GGTGGCAGCCTGATTGGCGATCGTCAGGTCGGTTGTGGACGTGCGCTCAAGCGTTTCCGTGTTGAGCTTTTCCTGCCCAATGCTAGTGATCGAGGTAATGGTTTCCGCGGTTGCCAATCGCGGGGCGAAGTCCATGTCGTACAGCCACGACTCGGACGGTTGCTTCGTCACTGATCCCGGCATTGGTTCATGCAGCCATTGCGGCTGCCCCGGGAATTGACTGGCGCTTGAGCATGGGAACCCCTCACGAAAGGGGTCACTCATGCGACCGTGATCGAACTTATACCACCGTCAGCATTGAGTGTTCCACCGGAATTGCGGCGAGTCCGCGGACCAATCCGTGTCGATCGGATCGGCCGTCCAACGCTTCGCCGCGGCCTCGGCCACCCAGCGAGTTTGCACCGCATCGGCCATCCACTCGCGCCGGCCCAAGTCGGCCGCCCACACCTTGCCTGCCGCGTCCGCGATCCACACTCGGCAGTCGATGTGCGGGACGATCGGATACAGGCTGCGCGTCAGGATGGCCTGTGCCCCGGTCAGGGTCAGGTTGCCGGTTCCGGGGAAGATCCACGTTGACGGCACTACGTCGGGCGCGAGGCCGCCCAGGGTAATAGCCCCGGTGCCCGGCTCGAGCCGAACCGACTCGTTGATCGTCGGAGCGAGGCCGGTCAGAACGACGGCGCCCGTACCCGGCTCGATGCGGTAGGCCGCCGCAAGCGCCGGGACGAGGCCGCCAAACTCAATCGCGCCCGTCTGCGGCCGGATCTCGGTGCCGCTGCGCAGAACGGGCTGTTCGCCACTCAGGACGAGCGAGCCGGTGGCCGGCTCAATTCGTGAACCGGTTAGCAGAACCGGGGCGTAGCCAACCAGTTCGATGAGGCCGGTGTCGGGCGTGACCCGGCCTTGGGCGGCAAGCTGCGGCGCCTGCCCGGTCAGCAGCAGTTCGCCTGTCGCCGGCTGCCGGTACAGGGACTCGCGAAGCTCGGGCGCGGCGCCCTGCAGATTGATAGCGCCCGTGGCCGGGATAATGGTGTCGGCTTGCTGGACGATCGGGGCGTAGCCCGTCAGGGCAATCTGCCCGGTGTCCGGCGTGGCCTGCCCCTGCCCAAGCAACTGCGGACCGTAGCCGGCCAGCAACAGTTCGCCAGTCGCCGGCACCACGACCATCGGCACCGTGACGGCCGGCGTTACGCCGTCGAGGACGATCGCACCGGTCAATGGCGTGACAAGGAAGCCCCGCCGCAGGACGGGGGCGAACCCTTCGAGCGTGAGGCTGCCGGCGGCCGGGGTGGCCTCAAGCGAACCCGCGAGATCCGGCGCCGACCCGTCGAGGACGATCGCACCGGTGCCCGGGATCGCCCAATGGGCTTGGATGGCCGCGGTCGGCTGGCCGTTGAGTAGCAGGTTTCCGGTGCCCGGGACGGCCTGCAGATCCTCCCGGCGATCGGCCGGCTGACCCGTCAGGATCAGGGCGCCCGTGGCCGGTTCGAGTCGATCTTGCCGGGTCAGGCTGGCCGGTTGACCGGCGATGGTCAGGGCGCCCGTGTCCGGCGTCAGGATGGTTCCACGGGAAACCATGGGCGCCGCGCCAGACAGCACAAGCGCGCCTGCCTGCGGCGTCAGGGATTCGAACAACCGGACGGTTGGGGCGTATCCCTGCAGCGTCAGGGCGCCCGCCTGTGGCGCCGTGGCCCCTTGCGTGAACGCGACGGCGGGCTGGCCATCAAGTGTCAGGGCACCGGTGGCTGGCCGGATGGTGTCCGCCTGGGTGACAGTCGGTGCCACCCCCTGCAATGTGAGGCTGCCGCTGGCCGGGATTGCCGAGTCTTGGCGGGTGACAGTCGGCGCGTAGCCTTGCAGGACGAATCCGGCCGCCGAAGGAACGAGCCTGTCCTGCCGAGAAACGACTGGCGCCTGTCCTTCGAGGACGAGGGCGCCCGCGGCCGGCGTAGCCGACGCCGTGACCGTGACCGTCGGGGCATAACCCTGCAGGGCCAACTGGCCGGGCTGGCTGGCGGCGGCATGCGCTTGATACGCAGATGCCGTCTGCCCCTGCAGCAGAATCGAACCGGTCTGCGGCGTGACACGATCCTGCCGGCTGACCGTTGGGCTGGACCCGGAAAGGACGAGGCTGCCGGTCTGCGGCGCCAGCACCGTCCCGAGGGATAGCACCGGGGCGTACCCGGTAAGCGTCAGGCTCCCAACGGCTGGCTGCGTCGAGTCCTGTCGCGTGACGGCCGGGGCGACCCCGGTCAGGGTCAGCGAGCTCGAGCTTGGCCGGATCGTATCTTGGCGCGTGACCGACGGCGCGACGCCGGACAACGTGATCGCGCCCGTCTGTGGCGTGATCTCGGTCGTTTGCCGAACATCCGGCGCAACGCCCGCGAAGGCGAGGCTTCCGGTGCCCGGCTGAATGGAGTCTTGGCGCGTGACGGTTGGCGGATTCCCGCTCAGCGTCACGGCGCCCACGGCCGGCGTGATCCGGTCCTGCCGGGTGAGTGTGGCCGGTTGCCCGGTCAGGGTGATGGCGCCGGTCTGCGGGGTACGAAGAACCGACTGGCTTACGTCGGGCGCGGACCCGGCGAGGATCAGGGCGCCGGTATCGGGCCGCAGCGTATCGTCCCGCCGGAGGATGGCCTGATCGCCCGATAGGGTGATCGAACCTGTGCCGGGGATGATCGTGACCGATCCGCCCAGGGTAGGCGCGGCCCCTTCGAGTGTGATCGCACCCGTCTGCGGAGTAACGGTGGCCTGTTGTGTGACCACCGGCGCCGCGGCGGCCAGCGAGATCGAGCCGGTGAACGCCGCGACGAGGAACGCCCGCTGAATGACCGGGGCGACTCCTTCGGTCGCGATGGCGCCCGTTCCCGGGATGATCGTGATGTTCTGACTGACCGAAGGTGCCTGTCCAGCCAGCGTGATCGCACCCGAGGCCGGGGTGAGCATCACTCCGCCTGCGTCAATCGTGACCGTGGGCGCGTAGCCCTCAAAGGTAATGGCTCCCGTTTCCCCGAACAGGGCATTGGGGCTGATGACCTCTAGGACGAACTGCGTGACCCGCACCGCCGGGTCAGCATCGCTAATCGCCTCAAGCACGATCTGCGTCAGTCGCGCTGATGGATCGGCGTCACTGATGACTTCGAGCGCGGCCTGCGTGACCCGGGCGTAGGTCAGTGGATCGAGTGCCGGTGCTTGACCGGACAGGGAGATTGCCCCCGTATCCGGCGTGATGGAAATGTCGGCCGATCCTTCCGTGACGGTCGGTGCATAGCCTTCGAGGACGATTCCGCCAACATCCGGCGCAATGGAAATCGGATTGACGACGATTGGCGCCGAACCATCTAATGCGATCGCGCCGGTATTTGGGGTGAGTAGGTAGGACCGGATGCAGTCCTGACCGACGAGGCTGATTGTGCCGGTCTGCGGCGTGATGGTGACGTTGCTGGCCGAAGTCAGCGAAACGTCAAACGTCCCGGTGCCGTTGTCGCGTAGGGTTACGTCGAATGTCGCCATACGCGGCCTATGTCGCTACGCCATCGTCAGTTCTGCCCAATAGCGTCGATGATTCCTTGGCCTCGACAAAGACGTTTTCAGTGTTGTCGTACCACGTCAGCGTGTACGTGCCGTTGCCAGAACGAGATCCGCTGGCAACGAGCACTCCATCCGAAACTCGATGCGCAGCGACATTGACCGTTCCGCCACCCGAACCACTGACCGTTCCGGAAATGCTGAATTTGATCGAGTGGTATGTGAACAACGCCGACAGATGCCAGTACGCAACTTGCAATGAACCGACAACGGTTCGATAGCGTCGTGCCGTTTCAAGGTTGAAACGCCCAGGGCGAATGTCCGCGGGCCACTGCTTGATGTACGGAGTCAAATCGCCGTATGAATAGTAGTTACCAGTCTCACCGTCGCAAATCGAACCGCACTGTATCAGCGTGTGCCACTGCACTCCGCCTTCGGCCGATAGCCGCTCGACATCCACAAAGAATCCTGAATGCGCTGTAGCGGCGCTGAATACCATGCACACTTCGATGCCGGCATTGCTGATGAAAAAGTCTGTTTCAGGAATGTTCGGACCAATAGCCGAAGTCAGCAGTTGCGCAGTCGAGTTTCTGGTGTCGGTGTTGATGAGATTCAATTCAACGGTATGATTCGCAGCACCATAACCATCCGTCGGCTTATCACCTGTGTAGTTGACGATCAGGAAACCACTGCAACGCCAGCCAATGTCGGTGGTGTCCGATCGGTACTGATCGACGACTAACGTGTTCTTGCCGCGAGCGATCGTATAGGCCGAGTCATTGCGCACCATGGCCGCGTTGCTGCCCGCAACCACGGCAGCGGCATCGGTATAGCTGATGAACGATCCGGTCCCAAGTCGGAATTGCAGCGTCGAGATCGCTGCGGCCTGATCCCAAAACAGGTAGGCCGCCAGTTGCTTCGATACGATGTTCGATTCTTCTGCGTAGAACTCCGTTGACATCCGGTTGTAGTCGGAGGACGTGGTTCCGCCCATCACACCATCGTTTTTGATCGGTAGCCGGAGCGACACGAATACGTCCGTCGAACCCGTCGCATCGAACTCGTAGGTCACGACCAGCCACGCCTGCATGTGGTTGCCGTTGGCCGCGCCCGTCACCCAGGCATAGAAGCTGTGTGTCGCATTAGTGGTGAATGTCTGCGAGGCACTGTTGCAGCGGATCATCATGGCGACGTTGGAGCCATGTTCATACGACTCCGACGCGAAGGCCGTATCCGTATCAACCTGCATATTGAATGTCAGGTCGGTGCTGGCACCGTTGTCATTGCCTTGCAGCACCAAAATCCGTTGCCGATAGGTCTTGCTGCTTTCGGGTAACTCCGTATCGAGGTTTGGGATTGTGTCCAGCGATGCAGGCTTCGACGTTCCCATCGTTCCGACGGGTAGGTTGAGCGGGATGCGCACCGTCTTGATGTGCGTCGAGCTGGTGTCGTCGTACTCGTAGGTGATGACGAGTCGTGCGCTGATGTTGTTGTAGTTCGGCGTTAGCGGCGAGGCCGAGGACGTGTCGTAATACACACGCGCATCGCACGTCATGGACGTGCCAGACCAGTTGGTGTTGAAGTACGCCGTGTAGTCTGCGCTCGTCAGGAAAGTCTGCTGTTCTGCGCCATTGGTCAGCGTGTTGGTGTTGTTGACCACCGAGTACCCGGCCGAGCCAAGCTGCAGGCTGAGTTGGCGGCGCGTGATGCTGCCAATCGTCGTGCTGCGATCGTGCGCCACGACTTCAAGAAACACCGACTTGAACGACTTGCTGCTTTCCGGAAGATAGACCGTGATCTGCGTCAGGTTGGTATCAGTAATGTCGTTGGCCGTCGTGCCCGGCGGGAACCAATACTCGACTGTCTTGAGCCGGGTGGCCATTACGATGCGACCTTGATGCCGAACTCAGCGTTGTTCAGGTTCGTCTTGCTCCATGCGGCACTGGTGTTTGGATCGACCTCATCGATCTTTGTCTTGATGCCGTAGGACGTTCCGAACGCAAGGGCGCTGGCCGTGTCGTAGTCTGTGCCTCCCGAGCGCGTCACCAGATGGATCGTGCGTGAACCCGCGTCTGTTTTCTTGCCCATCGCGCAAAGTTGCGTCGCGATGATCTCGGCAGGATTGTGCGTCATTTCGGTGAACGCATACGTGTCCTTCGCGCTTGGCGTATTGGACTCCACGTAGGTCGTGTCATCGTCCGGCGACGACTCATCGACAAGCAGATAGTTGTTGGTCGAATCGGCGTCGCTTCCAACAAAGGCGGAGGAATTGCCGTTGCCGGCCGGCAAATAGGCGTCAATGCGAACGTCGCCAAGGAACGTGTTGCAATACGATCCGCCGCTGTCGCACAAATACAGATCGTCGAAATATGTGTAGCCGCTGGCGCTGTTATTGCCAAGCGAAACGGCGTCGATGGTCGTTGATATACTATCTTTTGTGTCGATGCCGGTTTGACTTGAAACCGTGGTGCCGTTAACCCGTATCTCAAGCTCGCCTACGGTATCGCTAATGACAATGCGAAATTCAAGATACGCCCACGTATCGAGCGCGATTACGGAAGCCGCGGTTACGATATTTTGCGGACTGCCGCCATTGTATCGTTCAACGATAACATTGCCGCCGCTGGTAACTCGCACCTGCAAGCGAATGTTTCCAGAATTCTTAAATGCCAAAAGCAACTGAGTTAAACTAGCACTCCATGCTGATACCTTTATAGCCGCGCCAAAAATAAACGTACTTTTTTGGGCGAAACCAAGATCGAGAGTAGCAGAAGAACTGGTCCCAACCCGCACGCAGCCGCCACCACGACGACCGCCGGTTGGATCAATAATCGAATTTGCGGAATTGCTATATTTTCGCGCAAGTTCGGCCGTCGAGTAATGGTCGAACGAGTCGCAGAACAGCAGGCTCATGGCACGCTCCAATGCACTAGCGGCCCCTCGCCGGCCGCCGTGCAGAACCGCTCGTCCGAAATCACGCCATCGTGAACACACCCGTCGCGGCTGGCGCGATGGTCAGCGTGTTACCGCTGCCCAGGGTGAACTGCGCCGTGGACAGTGTGCAGAAGCACAGCACCCGGCCAACACCCGCGCCCGTTGAGTTGCGGATGAGCGCGTACTTGATGTTCTGGATCGCGGCCCCAGAGGCCGTGAACACCAGTCCGATCGTCGAGTACGTGAACTTCATCTGCTTCGCGCTGGCACCCGTCGTCCAGCCGCCAGTGGCCGGAACGAGGTTGCGTCCGTTCGCCGCGTAGCCGCCGACGGCCGAGACTTCGCCCGGGATCGACGTGTTGACGGAACGGGTGGACAGCACAAGGATCGCCGCCGAAGCGGACGGTCGATGCAACTGCATTTTGAACACACCGGCGCCGAGCGTGATGTTGCCAGCGCCGATGGCGCGCTTCGCCCGTGCGTAGATCTTCCAAACGCCTGCGGCCATGATGATTACTCCTGAGAAAGTTCCGCACCAGTGCGGAGAATGTGAGAAAGAAGCCCGTCGCCGTAGATCGCCAACTCGATTTCGTCCCCGAGAAACTTGATGAGATCCATGAATTCGTGCGCCTGGGCGACCATCCACGAATGAGCAGCAAAGGCTCGCCCGCCGACCACCACATTGAACACATGCTCGCTATCGTTCTCCGGTTGCAGGTAAGCGTGATGCTTGTGCGTCCGATCGAGCGGCAGGCATGAGTCACATCCGAACAGGTGAAACCGTTTGAAGCCGAGCATGCGCAGCAGCGGAATGGCCCGCAGCAGCACCGTCGAGCCACCCGGCACCGGATAACTGGCCGGATAGTGTTTCAACAGGATGTCGCGGATCAGATCGGCTGACGTATGCCACAGCAGCGTGCGGTCATGCGGGAGTCCTTCCAGTACCGACGGATCGCACTGGCTGGCGATCAGGTACTTGGTGTCCTGAATGACCGGATGCGTGAAGCGGGCATTGAACGGTCGCGCATCGACGACGATCGTGGCCGATGGCGTGAGGCCATTGTCGATCGCCCAATTATAGGAACCGTTCAACGTGACGAGCTTGACGCCAACCGCCCGTAACTGCCGGATCGTGTCGAGTTGTCCGGACAGCGATGGCCCGCCGCCGACGATCATCACTTCGACATCGTTGGTCGGATGGGGTACGACCTGATCCCATCCGGCCGACACGTTCGCCTCGACGTTGGCCTTGACCCGTTCCTCACCGACGTTGAGCACGCCTACGTCCACGATTTCCTTCCCGCCGCGCCATGCGCTCACGTAGAAGATTCCGTGCGAGCCAAAGTCCTGCGAGAAATGGATCAGGCAGTCGCGTTCCTTGAACCGCTCGAGCCACCACGCATACGGCTTGACCGTCATGTGCAGCGGATGGCCGATCAGCTTGCCGCAGTTGTCATCCTCGAAACTGATCTGGAAGAACACATGCTGCGCGGCGAGCAGGATGTTGTTGAGCGTTGCATCCAGCACTTGAGGCGGGATGTGTTCCATCACGTCGCAACAGAACCCATACTGCGCTGCCACGTCGATCTTCTTCGACATATTGCAGTTCATGTACCTGAGGACATGCGCCTGGGTAGTGAGCGCGTCACGGATCTCGGGATCGAGGCAGTTGTCCGCGAAGTCGAGCATCGTCACCTTGACGCCGCCCAACAGGGCCATCATCAACGCACCGCGGCCCGTGCCGCAGCCGAAATCGATGACTTCCGCACCGGGTTTGGGCTGCGCCACTCCGAGGAAGGTCTGCGCCGCGGATTCGCCGGGCGCGATGACGCGATACTCGGGATGCTCCCACATCATTTCGTACTTGCGCTGTTCGGTCGGCGCGATCGTCACCACGGGCGCCGTTCCAACCAGTCCTGCCAATCCTGTTCCAGCCATGTTTCGACTCCTATGTCCCTCAGAAGAAATGCGCCCGGGTTCTGCGATAGGTGTTGCGCTCAAGCCGGCGCAGCCGCTCGATGCGGGCCGACGGCCGCTCGCCAATCGCCATCGTGAACAGGTCGAGGTGCCGCGCAGCGCGAGCATCGTCGCGAGTCTCCGGATCGTCCTTTGCGTAAGCGCGGTACAGGATCCAGTCGATCAGGTCGTAGTGATGCTCGCCGTCGATCTCAAGCGGTCGGTTGCGAGCCGTCGTCCAGTTGAGCCGGTACAGCGGTAGGCGCCGGGCGACCAGATGCAATGTGCCGCTGGCGTCCGGAACACGATACAGCGTGATCGAGCGTTCGGTCAGATCCTCGATGTACACGGTGGGCTTGCCGGCCGTGTCGGCCCGCCACATCGGGTAATCGACTTCCATGTTCGCGTGCGTGTACTTCACCAACGGGTAGTGAGTGCCGCTAGCGGTTTCCACGAAGTACGCTTCCTCGATGCCGAGAATCGACTTGTGGTAGGCGTAGGTCGCGGTCGGCGTCGTGACGGCGATCTGGCACACCGCAACGGTCGAGGCGTCCTTGATCGGCCGGCGTCGGGCGACTTCCTGTTGGGCCTCGTCGGCCCATTGCGCAAGCTCGCTGTTCGTCCACAGCAAGCCGTCATCGTCGGCCTTCCAGTCCTCGTCCTCGACCACATCGCCGGGAAGGTCATCCAGCCGCTCGCGGGCGGCCGTGACCAGTTGCTCGAGATTCCAAGGCGGGGGCGCGAGAACGTCGGCCATGGTCAATCCTCCGGAACCTTGGGCGGCGCGTCGGCGGCCGCCAGTTCATCGTCGCTGATCGCGTCGAGATCTTCGATCTTGTCGGTGATCGGAAGCTGGCCCTGCGCGATGCGCGGCTTTTCCTCCTTCACCCTGGGCGGCTTGCCGTACTCGCAGAAGCCCTCGGGGATGTCGAGGAAGCGTTCCTGATGATCCTTGTCCGTCACCAGACACACATGCGCTTCCGTGTCGCCCTTCGTGAGCTTGGGCTGCGGATAGAACCGGTACATCACCTTGCCCATTGTGATCGTTGAACCCACGACGGTATCGCGGCCACTGCCGTCCGGCCTGAGCGGGTAGCGAACGCGACGAATTCTCGACTCAATCAACATGATTCCTCGCTCCTGTATGAAACGAGGCCCGCCACCAGCCGGCAGCGGGCCTCGCGGTCAACAACACCCGATCGTCGAGGCCCGGTCGGTTAGGTCGCCATCACGACCGCGTTATCCGCGCTGTTGGCCTGCTTCGGGCTGACCCACACCAGAACCTCGACATCGCCGGAAGCCGGCGTAGTCGCGCCCGTGGCGATGAGCAACTGCACGTAGCGGTCGTAGTTGACCGGGGCCACGTTCAGCGCCGTCGGCAGCGTCATGCGGGCAAAGCCGGCGGCCGTACCGACCGTGACGCCATCGAAGATGGCATCAAGATCGGTCGTGTCGGACGGCGATTGCACCGTATCCACGATGCCAACGTCGAACGTCGCCGCGGCCGTGCTGGCCTCGATGTCACCCCACGCAATCGACGCATCGATGATGCGGTGTTCGGCGGGGAGCTTGAACAGCACGTACTTGTCGCCCGCCTCGAAATCGGCGGGCAGCGTGACCTTGGCGCGCAGGCAGGCGATCTCGTTCGCGCTGTCCACGCTGTAGGCGAAGCCGCCGGACTGCGCCAGCGGGTGATACTGTGTCGAAGCGGTCATTGATCGTTACTCCATGAGTCTGAGGGTTGCGGTTCCGTGGCCTGAGATCAGGTCACAGGGGCCGGGTTGGTGGAGTACGTGTCGCAGGCGATCACGCCAAAGTCCTTGGCGGTGCCGTCGATCGTAAACCGCGTTTTTTTGCACCCGAAGATCGAGCTGGTGGAGATCACGACTTCGTTGCCGTTGTCGCGAGTTTCCTCATGCCAGTCGAACCGCAGGCCCGTGCCCGGAGAACCGAACGCGCACTGGCCGGCCTGAGCACCGAGGAACAGCGCACGGGCCGCCGGCTGCAGGCTGTCCGAACCGGCGTTCGTGAAGCGGATCACGCCCTTGTGAGCGTGCAGCACCACGTTGTTGTACATGCCCAGGTTGCCCTTGAAGATCGGGTTGTTCCGACCTTCGGCGCCCGCTGCCGCCTTCTGGATGTCGAGCCAATGGCCGGTCGAGGTCGAAGTACGCACGTCGTACTCCTGCCACGGCGACATGACGAGGACGTAGTGTTCCTCGCCGTTAATCATGATGGGCTGGATCTGTGGCGTGCCTTGCGTGCCGCCACCCATCATTTCGGCGCGAACCTTGGCCTTGTCCACCAGCGCCAGCGTCATCTGATCGTTGTTGGAGATCGTGGCGAAGCTCGATGCGTCGCCGCCGTACAGGCGGTGCTCGGCGTCGGCCGCCGCGAAGGCGTTGTTGGCGAACCCGGTGTAGGTCGTCGGGAAGATGAACTCGGTGTTCGAGCCACGGGCGCCCGACAGGTACATGAACCACAGTTCATCGAACACGCGGCCCCACCACTCCGACTGCCGCTTGCGGGCGATCTTGCGCAGGTCGTGGATGGTGCGCTTGCGCGTCATCCGGCCGCCCGTGTTCACGCCGCCGCGCATCTGATCGATGTACAGCGAGTCCGTGAAGAACTTAAGGGCTTCCTCAGTACCTTCCTGCTTGTCGTCGCCCTCGATCGGCTGCTGCCGGAGCTGCATCGACAGGTCGTAGGTGATGAGTTCACCGGCGTCGTTCTCCAACTGCGGAAGCATCTGGATCGGCATGCCCGAGTCGGGGCCGACACCCATGAACTTGCGGTTGAAGTACGACACCCGGGCGGTATCCACCGCGAGGAAAGCCGAATATCGCTTTACGGCTTTGGGGTCGTTCAGACCAACGATTGTCCGTGACATGAGTACCTATCTCCTGAGATCAAGTCACTCATGCGACCGGGGTTGTTGATCTATCGGCATCCGTTTTACTCCATCACGGGGCGTAACGTCCACGTAAACGGATTTTGGTGCCGATACCTCGAAACGCGCCGTCCGGCCACGTTTCTCGCGCAAAGTAAGAAGAACCTGCTGCCCTTCTGTTTCCAGATACAGGGTTTGGTTCATCCGGACGGTCAGAAACAGTGACATGGCCTATCCACGCGACTCAAGGAACCGCGATTCCTGCTCGGGCGTCATCTTCGCCAGGGCAAGCTCGAGGTCCATGCCGGAAAGGTTGTCTAGATGCGAGAATTCGTCGCCGCTTGCCGGGTTCGCTTCGGCCGTCGGCAGGCCGCCCAGCGTTTTCGGCACCGCTGCGATCGTTGCCTTGGCCTTGGCGGCGCGTGCCGTTGCGGTCGCTGCAGCGGGCGTTTGCTTGATCGGCGCCGCGGCTGCGGCCGCTGGCTTTCCGGCCGGTGCCGGCGTCGCAGTGCCGCCTGTCGCGACCGCGATGGCCTCATGAACCATATTGGCTGCCTTGTTCAACAGGTAGCCGTAGTCGGCACCGGCGTACTTTGCGTCGGCGTACAGGGCACGCAGCGCGGAGTCGAGTGCGCCGTGCATCACGGGATGGGTAAACTCGGCGTGATCGTCGAAGAACTTGGCCTGCGCTGTCTGCCAGTGCGCAGTGCGCGAGGCTTCGTTCGTGCGCTGCACCAACGCCGCTTCCTGCTTGATCGACAGGAGATCGGTGCGGCGATCGGCCAGCAGGCGCATCTGCTTCTGGTATTCGCGGGCCTCGAGCTCGCCATCCTCGAAGTACCGCTTGTCGAGTGCCGACACGTCGGCATCGAGCTTGCCTAACTGCTCGTCGAGGTCGGCGGGTACGAGCCGGCCCGGCTCGATCTGCGGAAGGTGCAGTTTCGGGATGACTTCTTCGGCGGGCGGCGTATCGGCGGCCGCGGCGGCGGCGGCCTCATCCTCAGATGCCGGGGCGGGAACGGCCGGGCCGGAGGACGACGGCTCATCGTCAGCCGGAGTCGAGGCGGCTGGCGATGCTGCTTCCGGCTCGTCCCCGCCCTCGACAACTGGCGTATCGGTATCTTCATCGCTGTCGGCCAGCGCCTCGCGCTCGGTATCCGACAGTTCGATGGCGATGTCTTTCAATTCAGCATTGGGCATTTCGATCTCCTTCACTCATGCGAAGCCTACGGGGCCGCGTAGCCGCGATTGCGGGCCGACGCGGATCCCGGGGTGGGCTGTTTCGGTTTGGCATTGGGCGCTGAGTCCTCGCCGCCCGCGGCCGCAGTCAGGTTTGCCGAAGCTACTTCTTGGGCTTCGGGCGGGGTTTGCTGGACGGCTTCTTGCACGCCATTGCCTTGTCCTCCGGTGGGTTGGTTGAAGTTCGCGACCAGAATATCGACGGCCTGGGCGAGCGCCGGATTGAGCACCAGCGCGTTCATGATCTCGACGGCCTTGGCCATCGTGTCGCCGCGGGACGTGCCGGACGTAGCGAGCGCCTTCTGCGCCACCGCTTCCTTCTGGCCGATCTCCGCGAGCAACGCACGTTCCTGCAACTGCGCGGCGCGATCGGCGGCTTTCGCGGCCATCGCTTCCTTCGCCTCGCGGTCAGGATCGTCCGGATCGACTTGCTTGTTGAGCTTGCGCAGGCGGCGTACCCACTCGTCCTTGTTCGGCACGTCCGACAACTCGTAGGCGAGGTCGAGCAACTGTAGCTGCACTTCCTTGTCGAGCGTCGAGATCGCCGTCATCGACTGCTCGAACATGGCGGCTCGAGCCGTTTCCTTGAACGCCTGCGCGTCCACCACGAAGCTCGCCGCGGTGGCGGTGATTGGGTTCTCGACATCGAAGGTGCCGTCGGGCTGCACCATCGGATAGTTGATCGGCGTGTACTCGGCCTGCCCGCGGTCGTTGGTGAGCCGCAGGATCTTCGGCTCGGCCATGAACTGCTCGATCAGCGACAGGCTCATTTCGCCCTGCAACTGGATCGAGTGACGCAGGTTGTCGAACAGCAGCGCCGTCACGACCGACCCCTGACGCTGGCGCATGTCGATCGCCGTGCCTGAGTTCGTGTTGGTGACTTCGCCGCGGTTTTCCTCAGTCACGCCACTGGTGGCCTGCAGGAACTTCAAGTCCTGCTCCATCAGGTTGACGTGCTCCTGGGCAAGTTCGATGTTGCGCTGGATTTCGACTTCTGCCCCACGGCGCTTCTTCAACACGCCGTCCGGCCGGGAAACTTCATCCACGGCCTCGTCCCAATCCTCGAACGCATCATCGTCCGCAATCAGCAAGTTGGTCGATAGCAGGAACAGCGCCTTGCTGCGCCGCTTGTTCAGATCTTCCTGCGGGTCGCGCATGTTGCGGACCGCGCCGTAGGGCAGATTGTCGCGGTCCCGGCGGTACGCCCATATCGGCGTGAACGGGAAGCGGTCGTGGCGATAGGGGCTTTCGACATCCTGCAGCAGATGGTTGCCAGACCAGATGGCGCAGCGCACCTTCATGCGCACGCCGTCATAGACCGACATCAGCCCCTCATCGACGAGTTGCTGGGCGCGTACGTCGCCCTGCTCGAGCTCGTAGCCGTCGAGCGCCATCATGTCGTTGATGGTCTGCTCATCGTAGATCGGCGCGAGGTTCGGGCGCAGCATCTTCACGCGGGTCGGCACCCGATACCAGCACTCGATCAGCTTGTTACGCTTGCGGCGGTTACCGACGTTCAAGCTCGAATCCATGAACGAGCGACCGGCAGCGAGGATCATGCGATCGGTCTGCGGCTGCCCGTAGTACAGGCCCGAGTAGCCGATCATTTCCGAGTCATCCTCGAAATTCAGCAGATCGTCGGTGCGCGATGACTGCTCGATCGCGCCGCGGCGGTCGGGGAACATTTCGAGGGCGATGTCGGTGTCGGTCCAGCGCACGCGGAACAGATAGCGAGCATCCGACAGGTCGGGTTCGACCGACAGGGCATCCCACCAGATGTTCCGCCACGACTCGCGGCGCGAGAAGATCGGCTCGTCCCATGGATCGCCGCGAACGCCATCTTCGAGCCAGCCGACGCCGACCTTCACCGAGTCTGCGAAGGCCGCGGAGCGAGCGAACTGCGACTTGTTCACGTCGCTGATGTACTTGAGGCAGGCCGTCTTGAGGATCGCCTGCCGCTCGTCGCCGCCGTTGCGCGAGAACACCCGGAAATCGACGCGGGTACGGCGCTCGGTGCCCAGGATCCAGTTGATGTGCTGCGCGGTGGCATTGAATACCAGCGCCGCCTGACCGCGGCCTGACAGCGCCAGCACGTCATCGTCCGACCACTGCAGGCCGTCGTAGAAATCCGCATCCCGGGCCTGCTCGGCGCGGTTGTAGGCGTGATGCTCGCGGGTTTCGGTCCACCAGTCCTGCATCATCGCCAGCCGGCGACGGTACGGCTCAGTGTCGAGGTAGTGCTGCCCGCCACGGGTGGCCGGCGATCGAGAACCTAAACGATCGTCGAGCGGAATGATGTCCGCCGACTGGCGCACGTTCTCGAATACGGCGCTCAATGGGTGATCTCCGCAGTGTAAGTCTGCCCATTGACGGTGAGGGCGGCTTCGCCCACCACCTTCGTCGGTGCCTCGTAAGGCGGCATGTCGTACAGGTCATCGAGGTTGTCGATGATGGCCGTGATGAGGCTGAACAACGTGTTCTTGTCGGGATACAGCCCTAGCACCTTGCAGAACACGATCGCCTGCTCGAGCGCGTACATCGACGGCTTGCCGCTTTGGCCGTTCTCGACGTACTGGTGCGCGGCATTGAGCATGATGACGCAGGCCGACTTGTTGCCGGACTGCGGCGGCCGGCAGATCAGCAGCGCAGGTTCATGCCGTGAGCCGATCTCGCGGGGATTGGGGTTGATGTATTCGAGGCGAACCGAGAAATCGCCGTACTTACGCTCCCGAACGAGCGTCGAGGGGTTCACTTCGGCGCCCCAGGCTGCGGCGGCGGCCGGAAACCGTACCAGCCCCCGCCAATGTCCACCGCTTCCGGCATGGGCGGCGCGATGTTTCGCTGGCCGATCGGCATTTTCACGGCCGTTTCCTTGAGAAAAGCCGCCAAATCGACGTTTTCGCCGGCCTTGCGCCGCGCTTTAAGCTCGGCCCACTGCTTCTTGAGGAATTCCCGACGTTCCTTGCAGCGACAACCCATGTTCGACCCATCCGCAGTGCCACTTGTCGCGCATTTAGCGCGAAGTTCGACGGAAATCAAAGCATTTTTGCAAACAGTTACGTGTTACGCAGTTTCGGGGAAACTCAAACCGTCACCGTAACGGGGCGTAACGGCGTTACATGGGAGGAAATTCGGAAAGCCACCCTTTTCGTTTTTCTCCCGAATTCGGCCGTGAGCTATACTGGCGCCGTTCCTTGTGTGTGTCCGCTGGCATCAGCCTTCCCCCGATGACCAGCACCTCGGCCCGCGGCGATCCCGGCGGGCCGTTTTTTTTCCGACCCTTGAAAAAGCAAAAGCCAGCGGTTAGGCTGGCTTTCACTCGGGCGTTGTTAGCGCTTCGGGGTGGTGTAGCGGACCGGCCCCTCCTACGGGCGAAATCCTAGC